CCTGGCAATATCTCTCCAACACGCTCAGTCATGGCGGAGGACACACCTTTTACAGCCAGACCGATAGGGAATTGAACCTAGTCATGGCGGCACGTACCAAGAAGCTACGAGGGGCAACGAAACCACGGCTATTCAGTCCACCTGCAAAGGGCGATTCTAAACTCCAAGACGTCAAGGACTTATGCGAGATCATAGGTATGCCGTTATTGCCTTGGCAGGAGCATGTTCTTAAAGACATGCTGACAGTTAACAAGTCTGGCGAATGGATTCGTAAGACGAACCTGCTTTTGATAGCCCGACAGAACGGCAAGACTCATCTAGCTCGTATGCTTATACTTGCCCACCTTCTTAAGTGGGATAGCAAGAACATTCTTATCATGTCCTCGAATAGAGCCATGGCACTCGACACATTCCGACAAGTAGCACAGGTATTGGAGACCAATGACCATCTCAAAGGATTCGTTAAACAGATTCGGTACGCCAACGGAACTGAGTCTATTGAGATGCTGGACGGAAGAAGGCTTGACGTTGTTGCGGCAACTAGAGACGGCTCTCGCGGAAGAACTGCGGATTTCCTATTCATCGACGAACTCCGTGAAATTCACGAAGAAGGATATCGAGCGGCAATCCCTACAACTCGAGCGCGTCCAAATTCTCAGACGCTTCTTACCTCTAATGCAGGAGACGCTTTCTCGACAGTCTTAAATGGCATGCGGGAAAGGGCTTTAGAACACCCGCCTAAGTCTTTTGGGTTTTATGAATACTCAGCGCCACAGTATTGCAAGATTACGGATCGCTCTGGGTGGGCTCAAGCCAATCCAGCACTCGGATATACCATTACGGAGGAAGCCCTTGAAGAAGCAGTCGCCACATCACCTATTGAAAATACCCGCACGGAGCTTCTATGCCAATGGATCGACTCCCTTAGCTCTCCTTGGACTCATGGTTCTATCGAGGCATGCTCTGATAGCACTCTCGAGATTCCAGTCGGTGGTTACACCGTATTCGCTTTCGATGTCAATCCGAGTCGCCGTAATGCGAGCCTCGTTGCTGGTCAGATACTCCCAAATGGTCGAATTGGCGTGGGAATACTCCAGACTTGGGACTCGCAAGTCTCGGTAGATGACTTAAAGATTGCAACTGAGATAAAGGGTTGGGCTGACCAATATCACCCGCGTCAAATTTGCTATGACAAGTATGCAACCCAAACTATTGCTGAACGCCTTGCCAATGCTGGTTGTATTGTCCAAGATATCTCAGGACAGCAGTTCTATCAGGTTTGTACGGATTTAAAAGACGCCATGGATAACCTTCGATTGGTTCATAAGGGTCAAGAAAATTGGATTCAACAGATGAACAACTGTGCGGCTAAGACCAACGATTCATCGTGGCGTATCGTCAAGCGCAAGTCTGCTGGTGATATCTCTGGGGCAATCTCTACCGCCATGGTTGTGTCGATGCTTATGAAACCACAACAGGTTGCGATGATATACGAGGGTTGACACCATATGTAGTGTATAATTGCGACCTATGGCACTCTTTGGGCGTAAAAAAGAATTAACAGCACAAACCAACCCCGCAGTATATGACGCGCCTTTTGGCAGCTCTTACTTCGCTGGAAATTTTGGCGGTTGGAACAACTACGCCTCAGCATTAGATCGTCAAGCAGCGGTTAGCGTTCCAGCCGTCAACCAATGTCTCAATCTTATCAAAGGCGTCATCGCCACAATTCCTTTAGAGATGTATTCACTTAATACTGGTGAAGAATTAGCAATGCCAGTTTGGGTTCGCCAACCTGACCTTCGTGCACCACGCTCTGTAACTATTAGCTGGACTGTGGATTCACTTGTTATGTACGGAATCGCTTATTGGCGCTGTACGGAAATTTATCAGGATGACCAGCGCCCTGCTCGATTTGAGTGGGTACAGAACAGCCGCGTCACAAGCAAGATGGATAAGTTCTCACAAGATGTTGAATATTATATGGTTAATAATGAGCGAGTACCAGACTCAGGTGTTGGATCACTCATTACTTTCCAAGCATTTGACCAAGGACTTCTTGTTCGCTCACAACGCCTTCTTAATTCTGCAATTCAAGCAGAAGAAGCTGCAAATGTCGGCATCTCATCACCACAACCAACTGGATATCTTAAGAATTCTGGTGCAGACCTCCCAGATGGTCAGATCCAAGGACTTCTTAACACGTGGAAGCAAGCGCGTAAAAATCGCTCAACTGCTTATTTAACTTCTACCTTAGAGTACGTTCCAACGTCATATTCTCCTATGGAAATGACATATAACGATTCTATTGAAGAATTATCTGCACAGATTAGCCGCGCAATGAACGTGCCAGCGCACATGATTAACGCAGAGCATAATCGTTCATCTACTTATCAAAACGTGCTTGATGCTCGTAAAGAGTTCTTTGCTTACACCCTTGCTCCATATATCTCTGCCATCGAGGACAGACTTTCTCTCGATGATCTAACTCCTCGCGGTCAGATTGTGCGGTTCGCTGTAGATGAGACATTCCTACGCGCCAATCCTCAAGACCGCCTTGCTGTGACCGAGAAACTACTTCAGTTGCAACTTATTTCTTTAGACCAAGCCAAAGAAATGGAAGGACTAGCTCCAGACGGTAGCGAATCTTCTACGACCAATGCACCTAGCGGAGCAGAAACGGAGTCAGTACCAGATGCTACTGAACTTTAACTCACCTATCGAGGCAGCAGACGGCGAACGCCGTATTGTCTCTGGTCAGATTGTGCCTTTTGGTTCAGTCGGACTTACTTCAATCGGCAAGGTTATCTTTGAAGCTGGATCAATCCAGATTCCTTCACCTTCCAAAATCAAATTACTTGCTCAACATAACAGCAATGATCCAATCGGACGCGCACAGTCATTCAAAGAAACAGCGTCAGGTATTGACGGAGTATTTAAGCTCTCAGCTGCGTCAAAAGCACAAGATTATCTTGTCATGGCAGCAGAAGGACTCATCGACGGATTATCAGTCGGCGTTGAAGTTCTTGCATCGCGTGATCGCAAGGACGGAACAGTTATCGTTACTTCAGCTTTGCTCAAAGAAGTCAGCCTTGTTGAATCGCCAGCGTTTGACCAAGCCCGCGTGTTAGAAGTCGTAGCACAAGAAGGCGAAGAAGAAGTTTCTGCACCTACCGAGGTCGCAGATGAAACCCAAACAGAAAGTGAGGCAGCTGTGTCAGAAGATACAACTCCCGCAACAACTGAGGCAGCAGCAGCACCCGCAGCAGAAGCCTCACGTCCTACAATCAAGGCATCAGCCGCATACGGCGATGGAACAACACGCGTTCGCCATGGAATTACATCTATGGGTCGCTACACAGAGCACAAGGTTAAGGCTGCACTCGGAGACGAGCAGTCAAAGCAATGGATTGCAGCATCAGAAGATCGCTTAACAGCAGCAGCAGATTCATTCTCAACAAACCCAGCGTTCTCACCAATTCAATACATGTCTAACTTCGTATCTAACACAAACTTTGGTCGCCCAGCGATTGACGCAGTATCGAAGGCAGCACTTCCAGCATCAGGCATGACAATCAACATTCCTACACTTGTTACTTCAGCAGGCGGCGGTTCTGGTACTGCTCCAACAGTTGCTTCAACAGCTGAATCAGCAGCACCATCAGATACAGGTATGGTTTCTGCATACACTTCAGTTACAGTTAACAAGTACGCTGGACAGCAGACAATCTCACTCGAACTCATGGAACGCTCTGATCCAATCTTCTTCGACCAACTAGCAATTCAGTTGGAACGTGCTTACCTTCAGGCAACTGATGCAGCACTTATCGCAATCCTTACATCACAAGGAACACAGGCTGCAACAGCAGCAGCATCAAGCGCAGGACTTATCTCCTACGTTTCAACTGAGTCACCAGCTGCATACAAAGGTTCTTCATACTTCGCACAGAACCTTGTTGCGAACACAGATTGGTGGAGCGCACTTCTTGGATACACCGATACAACAGGTCGTCCAATCTACAACGCTTACAACTACATGAACAATGCTGGTGAATCAAAGCCTGGTTCAATCAAGGGAACGGTCCTTGGACTCGATCTCTACGTTGACAAGAACGTAACAGCTGGTCTTATCGACGAGTCAGCATTTATCATTGCACCTGAGACAGTTCTCTGGATGGAATCACCAGAAGCGTTCTTCTCAGTCAACGTTGTTAACTCAATGTCAGTACAGACAGCAATCTACGGCTATGCAGCGGGTAAGGTTCTTATCCCAGCAGGTGTCCGTCGCTTTAACCTCACATAAGCAAGAGGTAACTTAGTACGCCGGCTGGCGGGGCAGAGCCCTTCCCCGCCAGTTCGGTCTTAAGAAAGGAATCAGTCATGGCAGCCACCTATGTAACCGTTGCGCAGTTAAAGTCTGTGCTTGGCGTTGGCTCTCTGTATTCAGATTCCGATCTTGAATCAGCTTGTCAAACAGCAGAAGACACCCTTAACCAGTATTTATGGTTCAACTCAATTCCAGTAATCGGAAGCGTATATCAAGGCGGCATAGCCACTTTGGTTCTTTCTTCTATTGGTTCATTTACAACAGGACAAACCGTCACTATTACAGGTTGTGCGACACCTTTTAATGGTTCTCACACAATTACAGGAACTTACCCATATTCAACTGGCTCTACTTCCTTTCCTTATTTTGGTTATTATTTTCCATTTACATACGGCACATTCCCGTCAACATATTCTTTAATTCAATTTACGGACGTTGCTGGATCACCAGCGGAACAGAACTACCGCAATGTCATTCCTTACGGAAAAGTATTAGGCGTGGACACAAAGACCACAGGTTACGCATCAACTCCAGCAATAAACCAAGCAGCTTTAATGCTAGCTGTGGACGTTTGGCAATCACGCCAAGCACCTTCAAGTGGTGGCGTATCAGTCGATGGTGTGACACCAAGCCCTTACCGTCTAGGCAACACAATGCTTGCTAAAGTTCGCGGTCTTATCGCGCCTTACACATCTCCTAGATCGATGGTGGGCTAATGACAGCACCCGCCATATCCACCCTTCGTCAGACGCTTGCAACTGCATTAACAGCCAATTCGGTTTATCAAGTTTTTGCTTATCCACCAGCAACTATTCAGGCTAACTCAGTTGTCATCATCCCTGATGATCCATATTTAGAACCATCAAATGATTCATGGGCAACAGTTGGACCTACAGCAAATTTCAAGTTACTTATTACAGTTCCATTATTTGACAACCAAGGCAACCTTCAAGGTATCGAATCAGCAGTTGTCACAATGTTTAACGCTTTATATCAAGCAACTACAAACGACACAATTTCATACAACGTGGGAGCAGTCTCCCAACCACAGGTTCTTTCTGTGGCTTCTGGCGACCTTCTGAGCTGCGAAATGCAGATCAGTCTTATGACAACTTGGAGTTAAAATGGCATATACAGACATGACAGAGTGGGAAAAAGAAAATACAGCATTCCTGACAAAAATTGGTCAGGTAGAGGCAAAACCAAAGCCAACAACAAAGAAAGATGAGGAATAAGCAATGGCATTCGGTCCATTTCTAAATAATGGAGTTGGCGTAAAGGTTAACTCTGTCGATTTATCAGATCACGTCAATAACATCACTTTGAACCGCAACTTCGATGAACTCGAAGTAACAGCAATGGGTGATTCAGGTCACAAGTTTATCAAGGGACTTGAAGCATCATCTATTACACTTGATTTCCTAAACGACCTTGCAACTTCGTCTGTCCTTCAGACTTTGCAAGCTGCATGGGGAACAAACGTCACTGTAGTCCTTCTACAGAACAAGGGAACTGCTGTATCAGCAACAAATCCTCTTTACACAATGACTGCACTTATCAACGGCACAACTGACATCAACGGCGCGACAGGCGATCTCTCAACACAGAGCGTAACTTGGAACGTATCAGGTACAATCGCAGTTGCAACATCAGGTTCATTCTAATAACTAAGTAAGGGGCTAAAATGGCAAAGCTAAGGGTTACAACGACAGACAACACAACGACTGATTATGAAATCACGCCGTTGATTGAGTTCGCGTTTGAGCAATACGCCAAGAAGGGCTTTCACAAAGCACTTCTAGAAGACCAGAAGCAGTCAGATATTTACTGGCTCTGCTGGGAAGCAATGCGCCGTTCAGGTGTAACGGTTAAACCTTTCGGGGAAGGATTCCTAGAAACTCTCAAGACAGTTGAGGTTCTGGAATCTGACCCTTTAGAGTAGATCGGAACTCCGTCACCTATCTCGCAGCTCGCTTGAGTTACGAGTTTGGAGTTCCGTTCAACTCCATCGTGGAACTATCTCCGATGGCATTTCAGTATCACGTCCAACTATTAAAGGACATAGCGAAAGCGAGGGAAGATGGCTACCGCACTCGGAAACGCAGCTGAAGTTCGCATCGCTTTGCGCCGTTACGCAGCAGACTTAAACCAAGAATTAGTTAAGGAATGGGGAACAATCCTCAAGCCTGTAGTGTCTCAAGCTCGCAGTTTTGTACCTGATGCTCCGATGCGTAACTGGGGCGCAACTCGTGGCAAAAAGATTACTGCGGCGACTTCTATGTTTCGAAATGCTCGTTTTCCTATTTACAACGTTACTGAAATCAAAGCAGGAATTACTTACGAGACTTCACCTTCAAGACCAACTCGAAGTGGATATGTCAATATTGTTCGCATTAAGAATAAATCAGCAGCAGGAGCAATCTTTGAAACTGCAGGGCGCAAGAACGGTCAAGGACAAGAATGGGTTGGACCACAGGCTGGTGGCTTGTCTAAAGGACAATCTCACTCCGTCAATCCTTATGCTGGCAACCAGTTCATTTCTAATTTGGGACAGCTATATGGATCAGGCAAGAATACAGGTCGTTTGATTTACCGCGCTTGGGCTAATACCCAAGGCAGAGCTAACGCGTCAGTTATTCATGCCCTAGAAAATGCAACAGATAAATTTAATAAACGTACTTCGATTGTTGATATTAGGAGAGCAGCATGAGTAATGTCGTCCTCAATATCCTTTCCGAGTTCAAAGGGAAGAAGGCTTTCAAGGAAGCCGATACAGCCGTTGCAAGACTTGAGAAAAGCGCAAAACATCTTGGCGTAGCTTTAGGTGTCAGCCTTAGCACCGCTGCTGTCGTAGCCTTCGGCAAAGCGTCAGTCAAAGCTTTTGCAGACGATCAGAAGTCTGCCTCTATCCTTGCCAATACAATTAAAAATCTTGGTCTTTCTTTTGAGCAAGCAAACGTTGAAGGCTTTATCAAGAATCTTGAACGCACCGCTGGAATCTTGGACGAGACTTTACGTCCAGCCATGCAGCAACTTCTTACTACTACTGGCGACGTCGCTAAATCTCAAAAGATTCTTACTGATGCCGTCAATATCAGTCGTGGCGCAGGAGTCGATTTACAAACTACCGTTTATGACCTTTCATTGGCTTATGTAGGACAGACTAAGAACCTTAAGAAATATGCTACTGGTCTAAGCAATGCACAACTTAAGGCTATGTCTTTTGAGCAGATATTGGCTAAACTTAATGGTCAATTCGCTGGCTCTAATGCCGCCTATCTTGAGACATGGGCTGGGCGACTTGATGCAATCAACGTGGCTTATGACAATCTCAAAGAAACTGTCGGACAGTCCCTCGTCAATGCTTTCATGGAATTATCAGGCGCGACCTCTACTTCTGATCTTGTGAACTATATCGACAAAGTAGCTGAACGAATTGCCAACCTTATTACTTCGGTTGAGAAGTTAGGCTTTGAACTTAAATATTCTTTTAATATCAAGAACATTGGCAAGTCCGTAAGTGACATGTCCCGCGAATGGGAAAAGATAGTCCAAAAGCGTCAGTACGCTTCCGCTCTTTCTTTTGACCCTACCAACAATGCTCTCATGGGCTATAAGAAAGATGAAATTGCCAAGAAGAAGGCTCAAGCCCTTGCAGCAGCAAATGCCAAAGCGTTAGCCGCATCTCTCAAGGCGCAAAAGGCTTTGACCGCCGAACAAAAGAAGCAACTGGCTTTGAAGAAAGACGGCACAATCTTTGACATGGATCAGATTCAGTTGATTGCTGCCCTCAAGGGTAAGTTGTCTGATGAAGACCGCAAACGCGCTGAACTACAACTTGCAATCCTCGATGGCAACGTTCAGATGGCTGATTCTCTTGCCAAAGATATTCTTATGGCTCAAGATTCCACAGGCAAGTTGTACCAATATTTCATGTCTATTGGTGATGCCTCAATCAAGAATCCTTTTGCTTTCTTAGATACTTGGATTAAAGATTTTCAAACCAAGTTAAACGCTTTGTCATTACCTGATTTATCTAAAACAAGTACCTACACAGGTGGACTTGCACCAGAACTAGCTGCAATCGGCGTTCAAGCTGGTTATGGGGCTAATATCCCTCAAACTGGCAGCCCTTCTACTATTGCTTCTAATGCCGTTCTTAACGGTCTTGTCGGTATGCAATCAACCTCTGGCTTCGTATCAACCCAATCTGTAACTGGGTCTAACGTGCAGGTGTATGTCCAAGGCAGCGTAGTGACCGAGCAAGAACTCATCGACGCAATTCAAGCAGGATTACAGTCCAACAGTCTTTCGGGCGCTCCTAGCCAGATTGGTCGCATTGCTGGAATGTTCGGCTAATGGCGCTACCAGCACAGATAGCCGTTTCCTTTGATTACTCAGCTGGGGCAACCTTTGGTTATAACGGCTTTATTATTGGCGATAGCAAGTACGGAATTCTTGGCACTAACACCCTTGGTACTTCTACGCTTCCAGAGCCAATCATTGACCTTACTCCTAACGTCTATCAGATTTCGATTACTCGAGGTCGCAATATCCAACGCGATCAGTACGAGGCTGGCACATGTATTGTCCGAGTCCTAGACCCGCTTTCATACTTTAATCCACAGAACACAGCTTCTCCGTATTACGGATATCTTGCTCCGCTTCGTAAGATTCGAGTATCGGCTACCACGGCAACTACTCAGAAGTATCTATTCTCTGGCTACATCACAGATTACAAGTACACTTATCCAGTCAATCAGGACACAGGCTACGTCGATATCTCATGCTCAGATGGATTCCGTCTATTCCAGATGGCTAACATCACTACCGTCTCAGGCGGCACAGCAGGGCAGACCACCTCTGCTCGATGGAATTCTATCCTCAACCAAGTCTCGTTTCCTTCTTCAATGCGTACAACTTCTACAGGGCTTAACACTTGCGTTGTAGACCCTGCTACAAGCCGTACAAGCCTTGCTGCACTCCTTAACGCAGCCTTCTCAGAGACAGGCGCGTTCTACATGAACGGCGCTGGCACAGCCATATTCAAGAACCGCACAGACGTCATGAACTCGCTATCCAAGACACCAGTAGCTTTCAATCAAACTAGCGGGATTCCTTACCGTAACCTCAAGTTCTCCTTCGATGACAAGCTCATCATTAACCAAGCCAATTTCGCTCGAGTTGGTGGATCAACACAGGTAGCCTCAAACCAAAGTTCGATAGATAAATACTTCCCACACAGCATTACCCAGACCGACCTTGTAGCTGAGACAGATACCATCGTCAATAACATTGCTCTGGAATACGTCGCGACCCGACAGGCAACCGATATCCGCATTGACGAGATGGTTGTGGACTTGCTCGATACAGCAGTACCAACCGACACGATGATTGGGCTGGACTTCTTTGATAACTTGCTCATAACCAATATCCAGCCAGACGGCTCGACTATTGTAAAGAACCTGCAATATCAGGGCGTTAAGTGGGATATCAGCCCAAGCAAGATGATGTGCACAATTACAACTCTCGAACCTATAGCCGATGGTTTCGTGGTTGGAAGCTCGTATTACGGTATAATCGGCACTAACACGTTAGGTTACTAGGAGATATAATGACATCAGGACTACCAGCAGCGACAGGCGATATTCTTACCGCCGCGACAGTTAACTCGCTCGTAACCTTTACGATTAACGCTGACGCCACAACAGACTACACAACCGTCTTAGCCGACGCTTATCAAGTCCTACAACCGATGAATAAGGCAACGGCAATAGCTTTCAAGATTCCTACCAATGCTTCAGTAGCGTTTCCAGTAGGCACAGCAATCACAATCCTGAACAAAGGCGCAGGAGCAGTTACAATTTCTGCTGTGACCTCTGGCACTACAACAGTCCTTTCAGCAGGAACAGTCGCAGCTTCTCCAACCTTGGCTCAATATAAGACAGCAGTCTGCATAAAGACTGCCACAGATACTTGGTATGTCGCAGGAGCTATTGGATAATGATTGGCGCAATTACAGCAGGATTATTTGGAGCTGGTGTACCACCCTTTTCGGTTAGTTATCTTGTTGTCGCTGGCGGAGGCGGTGGCGCTGGTGAAAGCGTTGGCGGCACTCAGAATACAGAAGGCGGTGGCGGTGGCGCTGGTGGACTTCTTACCAATAGTTTTGCTGGTGCATTATCTACTAATTACACAGTTACAGTTGGAGCAGGTGGCGCAGGTGGCGCTGCTGGCGTAAATTCTGGAACTATTGGCTCTAACTCAGTATTCGCTAGTTTTACTTGCACTGGTGGCGGTTACGGT